CGGTTTTACAAAATGCACTTAGCGCGCAGTTTGCACCAGAGTTTCTCAATCGTATTGACGATATTATTGTATTTGACAGTCTTAAAAAGGCCGATATACACAAGATCATTGAAGCTGAATTGACTGATCTATACGAAAGAACTAAAGAGAACGGCTATACTGTGGAATTAACACAAGAAGCCAAAGATTTTATTGTAGATAAGGGATACGATGAGAAGTATGGAGCTCGTCCGCTTCGCAGAATGATCCAGTCACACATAGAGGATCTTTTAGCCGAGGCCTATATTGACAATAAGATCCAGGATGGAGATCATCTGGTCATCACGCATGAGACCGGAGCAGATGAACTAAAGATAATTAATGACGATTCTTCCCAAATAAATAACTCAAAATAAGAACATATTAAAATGGGAAAATTTGGAAACAAAAGCATACCTAAGTTTATGAAAGACGAAAATGATATGCCAATCGGCGAAGATTCGGCAACTATCCACGAATTACAAGAGGGTCATTCAGAGCCAGAGATCATTTCTCTTGGTGATGCGGATGGTGGTGACTTTATTACAATCACAGTTAAAACAGTTGAGGGTGAAGAAGTCGCGCTAGACTTTAAAATGGATGATGAAAAAGAAGAAACCGATGAAGAGGGAGTCTACAAAGGCACTCTATCAGCTGAACACAATGATGTAGTCTATACGATCAATTGTGAAATTGAAGAAGCTGGTGACGGCGATTATGACATCAAAATTGGCGATGTTACTGCCGATATGGATGGTGCAAAAAAGGAGGAAGAAGTTGAACCAATGGATGAATCTAAAGTCTTAAGATTTAGCCAATTCATGAACGAATCAATGGAAGAAGATCCAGCTGATTTAGAAGATGATGAATTACCTCATTTTCCACACGAGCCAATGAGCGAAGGTGCAGGTTGTTCAGACAACGCAAAGATGATAATTGAATCTATGTGTAAAGATCACCTAGTTAAAGAGGCAATGGATTATCACCACGATGACGATGATGCTCATACTTATGAAGGTTACATTCACGAATGCATGTCTTATCTAAAGGAGTGCATGATGAAAGAGGGCTGGGAATAAGCTTAAATTTAATGATTTAGTAAATGGGGCTTCGGTCCCATTTTTTATTTGTTGAGTATAATAATTAATATGGCCATTCGAGGACACAATATCGCTATTTTTGACCTTGACGATACGTTAGTGGTAACTAATGCTCGGATCGAGGTCACTGACTCGTGGTCTGGCGAAAAATTTTACCTGTCGCCAAAGGAATTTAATGAATACGAAAGAAAGGCCAATCACGCGATTGACTTTTCACAATTTGACGATCCAGATATTTTACGAGCAGGCACAATCGTTGAGTGGACTCTTGATATTATGAAAGAGGTCTATGCAAAAGAGGGTGCAGTCGGCATTATCACTGCACGTGGCGATGCTCAACTAGTTAGAGAATTTATGTTAAGTCACGGAGTAGATATACATCCGGATCTAGTTTTTGCAGTAAATGAACCTGGCACTGAATTTACAGGCAATAATGCGGAAAAGAAGCAACAGGCCTTTAAAAAATTGATTGAGAAAGGCTATTCGCAATTTATTTTCTTTGACGACGACATAAATAATCTAAAGCACGCAAAACTGCTTGAGAAGCAATATCCTATTAAAATTAGGACTGAGCATATCAAGCCAGACCAGTTGCCAGAGATTACAATGAAGAAGATCGGAATTTTCACAGGTAAATTTAAGCCACCTCACAAGGGTCACTATGAGATCATTAAGCAGGCACTAGCCGACAATGATCAAGTTAGAATCTACGTATCTGACAAGCCAGAAGGCGGCATTGATGCAGATATTGCGATTAAGATTCTAAAGAAGTACTTGGGCAAAGAGCCTAATGTCATAATCGAAAAAACTAGCATTTCACCAGTTCGTAGCGCGTATCGATTCATTTATGCACTTGGAGAAACACCTGATGCACCGAACCATGCAATTACGCTGTATGCTGCACCAGATGATATGTCTAGATTCGATAAAGTACACCAATATTCCGGTAAGATCAAAAACGTCAAAAAGGTTAATACTGGCCGAGCGAAATTTAGCGATGGCAAAAAGGATCTATATGGTAAGGATTTGCGACGATTTTTAAAGATTGATGATTTTGAGTCTTTCAAACAGGGCATTCCAGATCAAGTTAACCCAAAGGCCATTTGGAAAATGCTTAAAACAAATGAAACTGGCGAGTACACTGTGCCAGCTAGTGCATTTACCCTAAACAAAAAGGTCTCTAGACAAGATATTAACCCAGTGCCAACTCAACGCCTGGTTCAACATCCAACGTATAGAGATGGATTTATGAACGAGAGTAAGGTCTTACGATTTAAGGACTTTACTAAAGAATAATTATATGGAAAACCAAAAAGCTACATCAACTGGCTTTGTTGATATTTTTTTCAATAAGCTAAAGGAGCAATCGTTTACGATTATTTTAATGGTTGGCATTCTAATCTACCAGAATCAGCTGTTTGAAACAGAGATAGCCAGATATGAAAAGTTACTTGATCAAAAGGATGATAAAATCGATCAACTAACAGACATGATCATTAAAAAATCTACTGAACGTGAGGCTTATTTAAACCAACAGCGCGATTCGTATGTACAAGATCTATTAAACGATCGCCGATAATTTATGAGTAAGTTAAATATTGAAGAATTAGTTGGCGGCTTGCTGGAAGCAGCAATGGTCGCTCAGGGAATTAGTGAGAAACAACACATAAATTCAATTCGTAACTATTTCAACGATGATGGTACTCCGATTATGAAGCGATTCATTATTGGAGATAAACCGGTTGATTTTCCTCTCTATATTCTAGCGGATCATTCGTCAATTGGCTTAGATGAACTTGAAATCGAATTTGAAGCTAGATTGATATTCGGCACCAATGCTGATGATGTATCTAAGATAAAGAAAGCGTTGCTGGGTCTCTTCAAAAAGAAGGGCTATGTGCACAATTTACCACCGATCACGGTTGACTCTGGCAAAAACGAGGATAATACAGGCATGGCAAAGATCAAAGTCAAATTTAAAGCTGACGACAAGCCTGAAGCGGTCAGCCGACTAGTCGATTCGTATATTCAAACTCTAAACGATCCGACAATTAAAAAGAATTAATTTAGATGGCATTACCTTGTCCAATGTGTAGAAAGCCATTAGGCTTAACTCTAGAATTTATCATCAAAAATCCAGTTTCAGCGTGCCCTCACTGTCGCACAATTCTGGATTTTACAGTAAACGATGAAATTAAAGAATCATTTACTAAAGTCCTAAAGGAGATTGATGATATTAAAAAGCAATATAAAGGCCAGGTTAAATTTGGGTAACCTCCTGGATTTGACTATCCAGAAAAGATAAATAACAAAAAATTCACAATTTTATGGCAGGAATCGCAGACAACTTTGCAGGGCTTCCAATCGAAGATCTAATTGTTTCGCCTATTGTCGGTATGGCAAAAGGTCAAGCTAAATTAAATGAAGTAACTTGGAGATACATCTCTGAAGTAGCTTTTGAAAAAGACAAAGACGGTAACGCTACAGCTAGATCACTAGATGTTGAGATGAACCGTGTTGTTACAAATGGAGAAACTGGCGAACAGGAAATCCAGAAACTATACAACAAAGTTCCAATGTTACCATTGGTTCCACTACCATCTTTGGCAATTACTTCAGCTGATATTGCATTCACGATGGAAGTTAAAACTTCTGAAACAACAAAAGAAAGTTCAGACAGCGAAACTTCATACTCTGCAAGCGCAAGCGCTAGCTGGTGGGGAATGAAATTCTCTGCAACTGTTGCTGGTAAAGTAGCAACACACAAAGAAAATACTAGAAGCACCGATAATTCAGCTAAGTACGAAGTTAAAGTACACGCTGAGCAACTACCTGCGACTGAAGGTATGATGAAACTATCTGATTATTTGACTCAAATGTTAGAACCTTCATTGATTCCATTAACTGCTGATCCTAGCAAGTAATAGACTACTTTGATACACTAGATAAGGGCGCTTCGGCGCCCTTTTTTAGTTTAGGTAGAAATATAATCTAGAATGGACGACTGATAAATAAACAAAAAGGTCAGGCCATATTATGGGATCAAAAATTTTAAAATTCGATGACTTTAATACTAATTTAAAGGAGTCATTTGATAGACAGGAAAAAGAAAGAATGCAAGACGTTGGACTTGATTCAGCAAAGAAATTCGCTGATGCATTTTCAGTTTTGGACTTTTTTGGTGGATCTCTACCGGATAGTTACGAAAGTGCTGAAATGGAGGCAAAACAAGCTGGTTACGAATTGTCAGCTCAGCTATTCGATGAAGCTGCTATGATGGCACAGGACGGCGAAACAGATTACGAAAACGAAGAAGACGGCGTATTTGAAGCAACTGACGTTGAGGTTGCACAGAAAAAAGCCCAAATTGAAGCCGAAGATGCAGAAATTACAAAGGCTGAAGCGGATATTGAAGCGAGAGAAGCCAATATTAAACCGTTAGATCCAAATTCAATGACTCAAAAAGCAACGCTGGCTGCAGACAGAGCGGCGTTGGAAGTTAGAAAAGCAGATCTAGCTAAAAAGAGAGCAGAAGTTGCAGCACTAAAAGTTGTTCCAACACCAGCTGCATAAAAAAGCTTAACTAAATGACTCAAGCTGAATTAATAGCAGATATTCAAGAAGAACTGACCTTTTCCAAGGCATTACCGTATGTAATTCCAGAAAAGGAGATCGCGAGAATAATTAAGATCGCGGAGGGTTATTTTTATGATAACTGGCGCCATGCGGTTGAGCCAAGATATTTAGCTATTCCACAGGACGTTTTCAAAAACGATCGATTTAAAAAGGAAAGAGCAATCAGACTACCTGATTGTGTACAATTTGTGCATCAGTGTAGAGAGCCTAGAGGCGCTTCAATCTTTGGGTCAATTGACCGAGATTTTTCCGAAAATAAATTTGTCGGTTCTGAGATCTTTTTAACACCGTTCATTGGTGAATCTATCATGTACAGAACAATCCTGTTCTCTTTCTTGGATTTAACTAAGGGCTTTGTACTAGATACTTTTGCCTATAATTATAATCGTAATACTCGCGATTTAATCATCATGGGCCGCAGCCCGATCACTAACGGTATGGTATTAGAAGTAGCTAAGAAGATTGAACTGGAAGATTTATACAATGATGAACTTTTCCAGAGATACGTTAGAGCAAAAGCAAAACTTAGACTCGGAGAACTCTTAACTAGCTTTGATTACAACCTACCTGGTGGAGTTAAGGTAAATTATACAAATCTGGTAACTCGTGCAGAGAATGAATTAACTCAAGTTATGGAAATGATGAAGGGCGAGAACACAGCAGATTGGATGTTCCTAATAAGACAATAAGACAATGGCAGTAGACCTATATTTTAGAAATTCAGAGGATCCCAACTATCAACCTAATCTTTACGAAGTTAAGGATGATATTGAAAATACGATTCAGCAAGTTAGGATGACTATTCTAACAAAGAAAGGAGAAGTTCTTGGCGAACCAGATTTTGGATTCGGTATGGAGAAGTACCTGTTTGAATTTGATACGCTGAGTGTTGCGCCAATGGAACAGGAAGTTAATCAATTAATTCAAGACTATGTGTTGAATTCCAGAAAGTATAATATTAAATCTTCTGTTGCTTATTTAGACAGTGCAGAAGATCCTTTCAAATCAACGCTTGCCCTTGATATAAAAATAGATGGCACCACATCTGTGTTTGCCGCATTATTTGATGTATGAGAAAATATGTACCCTTATTTGAAACGTATTCAACACCAGCTTGGTGGGTTGGCCTTGCGGATTGCAACGGCATTGAATCATTTATTAAAGAACCCGATATGTCAGATGCAGACGACGCGGATCGTCTCGCTGAACTTGGGTTAGACGAACCTGGCGCAGGTAATAAACTTAGAAAGGGCTGGTCAAACCAAGTAGGCATGCTGCAAATGAGAGCTCGTGCAAATTCACAAAGACATGCAGTCGTATATCGAGTTAAACTAAATCCGGAAGACGCTGACCAAATTGAAAGTATGTTGACTGATGGAGAATACATTGAGGCTCTATCTCTATTAAAAGAAGTTGCTCTCGAAACACAAATTGCAAGAGGCACTGGAATCAATGCTGAAAAAGCTTGGAGTATGATTCCTAATCCAGATTTAGATCCATTTTCATAAAGAGAGTCGGGGTTTGAAGACCCCACTTAGGACCGGGACTAGTTCACGGACATTGGAGACAGATTCGCTACCTGTCTCCTTTTTTTATGCGATAATTATAGGGAACCCGGTTCGCCGACTTCTTTTGAAGTTTCGCCAGTCGGTGGAGTCTCAGCTGCTGGTGCGGCTGGTGCTCCGGCTGGAGGCGGCGGTACTGCACCAGCATCTGCACTAACTTCTAGAGCTTTACCATATGCAGCTAAATAGTCACGGTTCTTATCGATATCCTCATCACTCATTTTAAGGTATTCCTTAATTAAGTATTCAGTTGAGAAGTAAGGTTGACCGCTATCGTCAACAACTGCTTTAAGAGCATTAAGAGTAGCAAGACGCTTGTTAAGCAGATCCTGTTGTTTAATTTCTTCAAATACGTTATCATCATAGAATTGTAGACCGATTGCATTTGAGAATTTGGGATCGTCTTTTAACTCTTTAAAATCCAGACACATTTGAATGTAAAGAGGCTTTGTGATTAGCTCCTTAAAGGCTGAACGTAGTCTAGAGATAAATTTATTGTAACGAATTTCTTCACGAGAAATTCCTTCAGAATTCATGGTGTATGTTCCCATGCCGTCGCCAAAACGAGATTCTGGAATTTTTGAATCAAGCTTTAACTTATCATGGAAATACTTTAATAACTCTGAACCTGATAGATTTGGACCGGCGTATTCTAGTGGCTCAATTTTAATCTGTTCATTACGATCATTAACTGGTAAAACATAGTTCTTATAGAAAAGAATGTTAGGCTTACCGTCAACTTTTAATTCGCCAGATTCTCCATCAAACGAAATATCTTCTTTTAGAGTATTTGTAAATTCGCGAATGTCTTCCTTGGCCTTTTGCATTGACTTTGTACCAACTGGAACAGTTGTTGTCAAGCGAATTGGCGCATTCATTGTATGCCAAATAACTTTAGAATGTTCTATGATTCTAAGTAGATTAAACGAGCGAACCATTCTCTCAACGAAGGATACTCGTTTGGTTCTAAACTGGTTTGAATAAGAAATGTAAATTACTTGAGAATCAGTCAGAGTTCTAATCTTTGCACCCTTTGGATCTTTTTGGGCCCATTCAAGATAGATTTTACCAGCAAAGTCTTTTTTAACTTGTGGAAATAGGGTTGCTGGATCAAGTTCTTTAAAACCAATGATGTTTTTAGGATTCATTGGATCGTCATAGATGATTTCAAAGGCAAGATGGCCTTCAATCAACCACTGATAGAAATATTGCCAAGCTGCGATACCTGTGCCGAATCCCCAAGAGGAATAGATCTTTTGGAAATTTTCTTGATAACGCTGAACAATTTTTTCTTGATACTGTAAACGCGCTTCTTTGCTACGACCTTTATAACGGATTTCTCCGATTAGGTCATTTGGATAACAGAAACGATTATCGTCATCATAAACGATTGCATCATCAGTTATTGTTTCAAGAATAAATTCAATTTCTCCGTTTGATGCAATATCGCGAAGTCGTTCTCTCTTTGAGACGTAATCTAATTGAAAGAATGCGATTGATTTGGATCTTAGACTTGAAGTTGTGTCTGATAAAGCAAGAGTAGCTTTCATCAAATCGTCTCCAAGCAGTCCGCCCTGCATGCCACTCAACTGACCTTCAATAAAGCCGATCGCTTGTGAATTTTTGACCAAAAGGTCGTCGTATTTCATTCCAAATCGGCTCAGGTCAGTTAGTCTTGATCTGATACCGCTAAGTGGATTACTATCTAAAAAGCCTGCCATTTATGGGCGTTATTTTCCAAATTCTGATAGAAGGACGGCAACTGGAGTCTTAACTGAGATGGTC